CTCCGCAAATGGTTATAGCCCCCTTAGCTCAATAGGTAGAGCAACTGATTTGTAATCAGTAGGTTGGGAGTTCGATTCTCTCAGGGGGCACCACTCACTCTGCGTAGCTCAATCGGATAGAGCATCTGCCTTCTAAGCAGACGGTTGCTGGTTCGAGTCCAGCCGCAGAGGCCACTACGTAAGGAAACACTATGGTTAACTATGAACGTGATGAACTACTGACTCCGTTTGCTAAGAAGCTACTCCGTGATTACTACATGCTTGATAGTGAACAGAGTCCGCAAGAAGCCTTTGCTCGTGCTGCCACAGCGTACAGCTTTGGTGACACAGCTTTGGCACAAAGGATCTATGATTATGCCAGCAAGGGCTGGTTTATGTTTGCTAGCCCTGTGCTGAGCAATGCTCCTAACATCGAATGGCCTGCTGGTCTTAGCTGGAATGAGGCTAGGGACTGGCTACACAAGAACGTACACAGCAAGGCTATGCCTATCTCTTGCTTCTTGTCCTACGTACCTGACAGTCTGAATGGGTTGATTAACCACGAGACAGAGCTACGGTGGATGACAGTGCAAGGCGGTGGTGTTGGCTCTCACTGGTCTGATATCCGCAGCATCGGCACTAAGACTACGAAGGGAGGCAAGACTCCTGGCATCGTGCCATTCATGCACTGCACTGACTCAGCCATGCTAGCGTACCATCAGGGTACTACACGCAGAGGCAACACTGCTGTGTACCTAGATATCTCTCACCCTGAGATCATTGAGTTCCTTCAGATGCGTCTACCTGAAGGTGATATCAACAGGCAGAATCTTAACCTACACCATGCTGTGAACATCACTAAAGAGTTCATGGATGCTGTGGTACAGAACAAAGCCTGGCACTTGACAGACCCTCACAGTAGTGATGTGATTCGTACCATGCCTGCTAGAGATCTGTGGCTCAAGATCCTAGAGACTAGGTTCCGTACTGGTGAGCCTTACCTGAATCGTGTGGACTTAGCTAACGAAGCTATGCACCCTGCACTTAAACAGAGAGGACTCAAGATCCATGGAAGCAACCTTTGTAACGAGATTCATCTCCCGACTTCTGAAAACCGTTCAGCCGTTTGTTGTCTCAGCAGCCTCAATCTTGAAAGATACGACGAGTACAAACACACGCAAATTGTTAGAGATTGCATCAGATTTCTTGATAACGTGCTTGAGTTTTTTATTCTTATGGCCCCTCATGCTCTTAGCCACGCTCGTCGCGGTGCCAGTGCTGAGCGTTCTCTTGGTCTGGGGGCTATGGGATTCCATTCGTTCCTCCAGAAACGAGGAGTACCGATAGAGTCTGCTATCGCTAGATCCCATAACATGAGCATCTTTAAGTGGATGAAGGCAGAAGCCCTTGAAGAAACTAAGACACTTGCTGATGAACGTGGAGCGCCTGATGATCTGGCTGCGTGGAGAGACACTGACGGAAGACGAGTACGAAATGCTCACCTTCTGGCTGTTGCTCCTAACAGTAACAACAGTATTATCCTTGACTGCTCTGCTTCAATAGAACCTTGGAAGGCTAATGCCTTTGAGAAATCTACCCGTGCAGGTAGCTCTCTGTACCGTAATAAGTACTTACTTGCTCTGCTTGAACAGTACGGTAAGAATACCCCAGAGGTATGGGAGAGTATCAACAGTCACATGGGTTCAGTACAACACCTTGACTTCCTGACTGAAGATGATAAAGATATCTTCAAGACTGCTAACGAGATCGACCAGCATTGGATTATCCAGCATGCGTCTGATCGTCAGGAACATATCTGCCAGGGGCAGAGTTTGAATCTGTTCTTCCCCAAGGGCAGTGATGTGAACTACGTTAACAGCGTACACCTTAAGGCCATGACGAGTAACGTTAAAGGACTGTACTATCTGAAGACTGACGGGCGACCAGTCGAGAGATTCTCTCAGCAGGTACAGCGGGTTGCTCTGAATGACTTTGATGAAACTTGCATGGGATGTGAGGGGTAGTTATGAATCTAGGAACAGAATTACAGCGGTATCTGGAACTAGGTATGGATCTACAGCACCGTAGGGTTGAACGCCCAAGATACTTCAATGGTAGCCAGAAAACAGCTAAGAACAACTGGGAAGAGAAAGTCAAGTGGAAGCAGGATATCCGTCCTGGCTCCATGAAATCAGAAACCGTGTTCCCTGCTACCTGGGGCGCAGTACATAAGGACTGACAATGAACCCGAGGAAACTAGGTCTCATACCTAGTGTGAATGTGGGGGCACACTTGGAGGACGACATGATTACAGATGTAAGCACTGATTATCCTGGGATGTACTACGTCAGTGAGGGTAAGTACTTCACTGACTACCGTGGTAACAGAATCCCTGACCCTGATATCACTGTAGTGAACACAGGAAATCCACTACAGAAGCAGGTTGGCGGTAGTCACTACAAAGACTTCGAGATCCAACCTATTGAGTTCATCCAGAAGAACAAGCTGGACTTTATCCAAGGCTGCATTGTTAAGTACACCTGCCGTGCAGGTAAGAAAGGTGCAACCAAGGAAGACATCGACAAGATCATTCACTACTGCGAACTATGGAAGACATTATGTTAACTGAAATTAACACAACATACAGACCATTCATGTATCCCTGGGCTGTGGAAATGACACAGACCCACGAGATTGAACTACACTGGCATGAGAAAGAGTGCAACCTGCAGCAGGACGTACAGCAGTGGAACGATGGGACCATCACGGACAGTGAGAAAGAGTTCATCACTAACGTGCTGCGTCTGTTCACCCAGTCTGACGTAGCTGTAGGTGAGACTTACAAGAACGTACTGATTCCGTACTTCAAGAACAACGAGATCAGTAATCTCTTGACAAGTTTCGCAAACCGTGAATCAGTTCACCAACGTGCGTACGCTCTGATCCCTGAGACTCTGCGGTTCCCTGATGCAGAGTGGCACGCGTTCCTTGACTACAAGCACATGCGTGACAAGTGGGACTTCATGACTGAGACTGCTGGTACCACGCTCAGTGACATGGCGTACACCCTAGCTAAGCAGGTATTTATGGAGGGAGTCTCCTTATTTGGCAGCTTTGCCATGCTGCTTTGGTTCAAGCAACAGGCGAAGATGCTAGGAATGTGCGAGGTAGTGGAGTGGTCCCTGCGCGACGAGTCGCTGCACGTAGAGGGAGAGGCTAGACTGTTCCGTGAGTTCACTACAGAACATCCTAGGATCGTGAACGATGAACTTAAGAAGCGTATCTATGATATCGCTAGAGAAGTTATCAAGCATGAGGATCGTTTCATCAACAAAGCCTTTGAGATCTATGAGCCTGAAGGCTTCACTGCTGATGATTTAAAGCAGTACGTACGGTTCCTTGCTGATCGTAGATTGATCCAGCTAGGTCTGAAGGGGAACTTCAACGTAAAGAAAATGCCTGCAAGCATGGAGTGGCTAACAGGCATTACGATGGGCGCTAGAGATACGAACTTCTTTGAGCGTCGTGTTACTGACTACGTACAGAAAGGCATGTCTGGCGAGCTAGACTGGTCTACTGTCATCTAAAGGGATGCCCTAGGGAGTGCCCTCAACCGGGGGCCTCTCTCCAATCTACCCCCTCCCATAGCCTAGCCTCTGCTTCACGCCTTCTGACCAGACCACTGAGTACTCTCCCATCTGCTTTATTCCATCTCCGCATTTCGTCAGGCACATCCCGGTAACACCCAGCATTAAGCCTACGTAGTAAAGTACTCCTGCGCAGATTTCCAGGGCCAAGGTTGTAGGTCCATGCCACGAGAGCGTCGTACTCATTTTGTTCCAATGGGACTTCCACCAGTTCATTGACGTATCCCTCGAATTTCTTAAGATCATGAGTTAACAGTGCCTCAGCTTGATGCTCAGTGATTATATCACCCTCGTTTACATCGCCAGTATGACCATAACCAATAGTCCACACATAGGCAGGGCAGAGATAAGCACTAAGCTCACAGCCTTCAAAGTGTTTGATAAGTTCAATGCCTTCTTTCCCTGTGTTCATTCGAGAACCTTTCTCTCCATCAGCCTGTCGAGCTTTGCATCTAGGGCTTCCAGTCTGTCGATGATCCGGTTGATATCCGCATGCACCTCAGCTTTAGTCACGTACTCCTTGGCGATCTCTTCCCGAGTCCTGTTCAACAGGATACTGATGCGTTGAACTTCATCGGTTTTAGTTTTGAATGTCCATGCTAGCAAGCTAAGTGCTGCGGTTAACAAACTGCTCCAGATCATATCGACTTCCATGTCATCGACCTCGAATCATGCTGAAGTAATTACCTTGGTTGTACTCAGGCAGTAGATTCTTATGTACTCTCAGAGTCTCTAGCTGCTCTGTCATGCGTCGCATGCTGTTCACACCTAGCTCAATGCGATCACCGGGACGGCTTACGATAGGCCCACCCATGGTAGCTGTGATCGTAGGCTGGGTCTGCTGTCCATAGCCAGGAACAGTATTCAAGAACCCTTGCACCCTAGACCCAAGAGCCTGACGCTGTGTGCTGGTTCTACCCTGCGGGATTGTGTAATGCTGTGCGTAGTTCCCTTGATTGTCCAGCATCACTAGGGTCTTAGTCCCTTGATCGTAGCTGAAGGTGTAACCAATTTCAGTTACATTACGTACTTCAGGAGAATCACGGAGAGAGGTAAGCTCAGACTCAAAGTAGTTCTTCAGTCTGTCAGGGCTATCCTTAGCGTAGCGAGCACCCTCTCCCTGCCAGAACCTAGTGCTACGACCAAGAGGCAGAGCATCGTACACTGTGTCCCAAGAAGGAGCTGTAGGTGCAGTAGTCCCAGGAGCAGGCGTAGGCAGAGGGTTATTCGTAGCTTGCTCAGAGAGGCGATCTACTTCCTCTAGGGTAAGCTCACCGTTCTGCCATCTAGTGGTTAAATCAATCACACTGTTCAAAGAATCAATCTGGAATGTCTCTTTGAATCTGACAAGGTACTCACCACCAACAGCTTGTGCCTCTGCGTACTTCTCCATGAACCCTGCACCGTACAGGTTAGTCATGATCGCAGCTTGAGGCATCTGGCGAATAGCATTGTAGCCATACCCTGCTTCCATCAGCTTACGCTGGGAGTCAAGAAAGGCAGTCAGAGTGCCGTTCTCTACCATGCTGAGGTAGTTCGTTTGCAGATCATTAAAGGTGCTGTTCAGTGCAGCAGGATCTAGCCCTGTGTTAGCAGCTTCCTGTGCGTACACACTACGAGCAGCGTTGAACACACCAATGATCTGAGTGCTGAGCGTAGCAGGGTCTGTGTACCTGCCGTTCTCCATAGGAGCAGCTTGGATAATATTCAGCACTTGGTTAGTAGTGTCAGGGATCAAGGTGCTCTGCAGCGTACGAGACAGTTCTCTCTGTGTATCACTGAGTGCTCGCTCTCTACGCTCTTCAGCAAGAGATTCTGTCTCCCTGGTTAAACCTACCTGTGCTCTTTGTAGCGTGATGTCTTGCTGACTCTCTCTGACACCTCTACGGCTCAGTTGGTACTCAGCTTCTCCCTGAGCCAGCTCAGCAGAAAGTGTCTGTGCCAGAGCCTTACGCTCATTCAGAGCCTGCAGTTCCCTACTGGTTCTAATGAAGTTCCCACGAGCAATAGGATTCAAGGGGTTCAGTCCCCACTTCACCATGTCACTGTCGATCTGCTGTTCAATCCTACGAACACGCTCTTCCTCTGCAGCTAGATCACTAGCTACACCCTGTGCTGTGCTGAAGGCACTACCCTGTGACACAAAGCCACGGAGTGCAGGGGCAGCTACAGGGAATCTACGGGACAGTTCACGAACCTTAGCACTGATTCTAGTCTGTGCCTGACTGGCATTCATCATGCCTTGGTTCTGTCCCTTGATAGTCCTGTCGATCTCACGAGCAAGATCCTCAGAGGCTGCTAGACTCTCTGCATCAGCAGGATCAAGGGCTGCTTGTCTTGATCTCAAAGAGTCAATGTAAGCTCTGGTCTGTTGAAGAGAGCCTTGCAGTGTCTCCATCTCTCTACGCACCTGTCCCTCAGCATAGCCAATAGCTGCCTGCTCTACTGCAGGAGCAGTGACATCTAAGGCTCTAAGGGCAGTACGATCCTGCACAATACGAGCATTTACGGGAGTGTATGCTGTCTCATTAATATCCAGTGCCATCACTGCCTCTCTTCAATCAAGCGATTCAGCATCGCTTCGTTCATAAAAGAATCTC